ATATATTTGCATCATCAAACAGTGATAACCTAATCACTTTTGCAAAGAAACGAATTTTGCTTCTTATAAGCAATAGTATAAACATATTAAAAACGCACGATTATGAAAACAAGAGAATTTTTACACGAAGTAATGTCATTGGCTTGGCAGTTCGTAAGAAAGAATGGCTTTTCAATGTCTGAAGCTCTAAAGTCTGCTTGGGTAAACATGAAATTGAAAGCTGAGATGAAAAAGAAGATCGTCAAATTTTATTTCAAAAAAGTAGACGGTTCTGTAAGAGAGGCGTATGGTACACTCAATGAAAAGTTGATGCCCGCCATAACAGGCAATGACAAGAGAGCGAAGAATGATACCGTCCAGACTTACTATGATACAGAGCGTGGCGAGTTCAGGTGCTATAAAAAAGCTAATTTATTATCAATTGCTTAATACTTACGATTATGACTACTTATGAATTAGAACAAGGTTTAAATGCTCTTCGCAGGGACTTGGTAGCAGTTGAGGGCATGGACGAAGAAACTGCTTGTAGAGTTTACAACGTAGATTGTAAGGCTGATATTATTGAGGTGATAAAAGAAGAGATTGAGACTTATGAAACTATTCTTTTAGGTTCTGACTCAGGCGAAGATAGCGGTATGGATTACGATGCTCTTTGTGAGGTTCAAGCTTTGAGCCGATACGCATAATACACGGTTATGCAACGCACGACAGCCCTACTGACGGATTGAACGGCAACCGATAGCGAGAATCGGGTAGGGCGCTATTGATTAAGCTCTTTGACAAGATTGTGAAAACCTTTACGGTGTAATACTATAAGCTGTACAAGGTTGACTAAAGATAACGAACGTACATAAGCAAGTTGGAGCTTGCGAGCTGTACAATGTATAACAATTAATAGAAAACACCGCAAAGAATCGTCCCAGAGCAGTAAGAAAACGGGTTGGGCGTCCGTACTGTTTTCGACCATATAGCCTGTACTGAACTTGAAATATGAGTTCTACCAAGCATAACAGCTTTTCTTCAATGGGGGTACAGGCACTAACTAATACACATAATTATGAAACTAATTCAATTTATCTTAGCTATACTGGTGACAATATGTGCTATCGGTATGCTATATGGGGCTATTACTGCTTACAGTCCTATGAAAACATTCTCTATTACAATAATGAGTATCATTTTTATTGGATGCGTTTCGTTTGTGATACTTGCATTCAGGGAATTAAGAACAAATTAAACGTCTGAGGGATGGTAGTCTTTGAGCTTGAACTCTGTATGCTTAGCGACCTACTATCCGGCCGATAGCAAGGCAATACCGTACAGGCAGACGTTTAGATGTTTTGTTTGTCGTGTTTTATTTTGTGTTTGTACTGGGTGTGCCGTTCGTGAGAATAGTACACCTTTCTTAATAATTTAATGAAATGAATAGATACAAAGCAATAAAAATAAATGGCAAGAAGCATGATTTGCATAGATACATCATGGAATCACATATTGGAAGGAAATTATCATTTAATGAGGTCGTACACCATATTAATGGGGATAAAACTGATAATAGGATTGAAAACTTGGAGATCATGGATAGGAGCATGCATTCTCGCAATCACATGATTGGTAATAAATTAAGCGACACCGCAAAGCGTAAATTACGCAAGTTAACAGTTGAACAAGTTATAGAGATAAGAAAATTGAAAGGAAATATGTCCAAAAGGAAAGTCGCAAATATTTTTAATGTAGGAAGTGCTACCATACAAGATATCTGGTGTGGGAAAACATGGAATTAGGATGTAGTTTTTAGGATATTAATACCATCCACAAATCATTAATTAAACAATAAGTTTTATGGCAACAATCAGAGAAACGATTTTAAAAGTAAAGCCGGGAAAACAGAAGATTATCCCGCTATCAGAAGTTGAGGTAACTGGCTACAGGCAAGAGGCCCATGAGATAAACAAGGAATTGAGAGAAAAAGGTGTTGTAGCTCCGGGTGGTAAGAATGTATATACCATTTCGAAGAATAAGTACACCAATTCTATGTATATCGTCAATAACATGACTAAGTAGTGGTCTAATTTACACGATTATGGAAAGAGTATTAACTGAACTAACACCCGAATGCGAGATTACAGCACGGATGTACGCACAAGGGTATGAAAAGAAAGAAATTGCTGATCTCAAATGCCGGGCGGTTAGCACGATAAACAACCAACTACAAAAAGCATTTGAGGTTCTTCAATTAAGGAACGGGAGAGAGCTTGCGACGCTTGTGTTTGAGAGAATATCGGGTATAAGTTTAACGATGAACTTTTCACCCATTAGCCGTACGGTGGTTGCCTGCTGTCTATTATGTGTGTTTTCTTTTTCGCTTTATCACGAACAAGGCGATATGAGAAAAGGAAGAAGAACGAGAGTGGAACGAACAGAAAGAATAAGGAGGTCTTATGATAATACAGATGCCGGAGGAAGTTTTATTTAAACTGGTGGACTACGCTAAGGGATTAGGTAGAAAGGAAGAACGCATTGATTCGTTCAAAGAGCCCAAATTTATAACCCAAAATCAAGCCCACATTTCTTATGGAAAGGGGAATGTTGCAAAATGGGTCAAAGAAGGCATTGTAAAGAGGTATAAGGATGCCGATGGAAAGGTTCGCTCAGGTGTTCGATACAATGTAGTTGAGCTGGATGCAGCAGCTTTCAAGTGTAATTATATGAATACGTTGTCTCCACTGGCGAAAGCTGAAATGAAAGAAATTAGTAAATAACCCTTTAAACTTTATGATTATGAGTCTTATTAAAAAAAGTAATGAATTGGTAATACCGTCAACTATTAAGATGATGGTTTACGGTCAGGCAGGTATGCGGAAAACTACAACAGCCTTGAGCGCCCCTAAACCTTTATTATTGGACTTCGATAACGGTGTAAAACGTGTGAATATGTCCCATTTGGATGGTGTAGATACAGTTCAGATAACATCATGGAGCGATGTTCAACAGGTTTTGCAAGAAGATTTGTCCATTTATCAAACCATCGTGGTAGACACCATTGGCAAGATGATGGATTTCATCATTTCCTATAAATGTGGGACACGTCAGCCCCAGATAAGAGATTGGGGCGGTATTAACCAAGAATTTAGCGGATTTGTCCGTAACCTATCTAACTTAAACAAAAATATTATCTTCGTCGCCCACCGTGACACAAGAAAAGAAGGTGATGATACGGTATTTATTCCTGCTTTGCGTGAGAAGTCTTACAACTCTATTGTCACGGAGCTTGATTTGTTGGGCTACATGGAAGCCAAGAATGAAAATGGTAGAGTTAAGTGTACAATCACATTCGACCCTACTAACAGGAATGATGGAAAGAACACCTGCAACCTTCCCTCTGTAATGGAAGTTCCTACCAACTTGGATGCCAACGGCAATCCGACCGCCAAGAATGACTTTATCACCACACGGGTGATTAATCCTTATCTTGCTATGTTACAGGCAAAGAAAGCAGAAAGCGACAAATTCAACAGGGTAATAGAAGAAATCAAAGAAAGCATTGAGTTTATCACCGATGCCAAGTCCGCTAATGAGTTCGCCTCTCATATTAATGAGTTTGAACATGTTGGTAGTTCTTTGATGATGGCGAGAAGCTTGTTTGCTTCAAAGGTGAAGGCTTTGGGGCTGGTCTTTGATAAAGAAACTAAAACTTACAGCGATGCAGCAGCCTAATTACCGCATATATGCAACACTTTTAGACGCCTTTTGGGGGTATCTGAATAGTGATGTGATTTGGGATAAGTATTGGGGATGGAGTGAAAATCCTCCCCATACCCCCGAAGAGTTTCACGAGCAACAGTTTCAAGAACTGATAAACTGTATCAATCGTAAACCTTTCGACAGTGAAGCGGCCGACAAGGGAACAGCCTTTAATGAGTTGGTGGACGCTCTTATAGAAAATCGCAAGCCGAACGGTATGGATGTAGAGCGCAACAAGGATAATACTTGTTATACGGTTGTTTACAATGACCGCACATTTGTTTTTCCCATTTCTCTTTGCCGAGAATTTGCTGATTATTTCAAAGGTGCATTAACCCAGCAGAGGGTGGAAGCGATTTTACCAACAGTCTATGGTAATGTTTTGGTTTACGGTCTGATTGATGAATTGATGCCTACGAGCGTTCATGACATCAAAACTACCGGTAGCTACACCGTAGGAAAGTTCAAAGACCACCACCAACACCTTGTTTATCCATTCGCTCTTATGCAGAACGGTTCGGATGTACGGACATTTGAGTACAACATTGTAGAGTTTAACAAGGGCGGTTATGTGGTAGATACCTATACTGAAACTTATGTGTTCAATCCGGAGCGTGATATACCTATTCTTACTAATCATTGTGAGGAATTTATCCGGTTCTTGGAAGAAAACAGAGAATTAATCACCGATAAAAAGATATTTGGAGGAGAAAATTAATGGCAAATCAAATAACCGGACGGATAATCGAAATCGGTCAGACCGTCCAAATTCCGTCCAAGAACGGTGGTTCTCCATTTACCAAACGGGAATTTATTTTAGATGCTACTACTTACGACCCTTATACGGGTGAGCGTAGCGAGTATGAAAACATTATTCCCTTAGAGTTTTCGGGCGATAAGTGTGCAGAACTTGACCGTTTTAATCAGGGTGATGTTGTTACTATATCATTTGTCTTACAAGGGCGTTCGTGGACGAACTTGGACGGAGAATTTAAACGTATGGCGTCTATTCGATGTTATAAGATAGAGGTGCGTGGCGGTGTATCGCAACCTCCACAGAATGCACCAGTACAACAACCAGCACCACAGCCGACTTATCAGCAACCGCAGAACTTTCCGCCACCAGTTGATGCGAATGGTAATGCAAAGGACGATTTACCTTTTTAGTATATGTTGTTCGATTTGAAGAATGAATATCAGATACCCAAATTCAAGGAGTATGTAAACAAGCTGTTTAGTGAACGTGCGGTGGTGGAAGTGAAAAAGAAACTTCCTAACCGCACGCTTGCCCAAAACAGCTACTTGCATCTTCTTTTAGGGTATTTCGGCAGTGAGTACGGTTGTAGCCTTGACGAAGCCAAAATTGACTTCTATAAGAGGACTTGCAACCGTGATTTGTTTGAACGTAAGACGGTCAACAAGAAGGGGAAGGAAGTAACCTATTTGCGCAGTACAGCAGAGCTGACAACGGGCGAAATGACCCTGAGTATTGACCGTTTCCGTAATTGGAGCGCGTCGGTGGCAGGTATCTATCTGCCGGCTGCAAATGAACATCAAATGCTGATATACGCCCAGCAAGAAATTGAACGTAACAAAGAGTTTATTTAGCTATGGAAGATTTATTCGGAAATGAGATAAAGTCAATCAAGATATACAACCGTGATAGTGCCGGTAGATTTTCTGATGAAAAGACAGCGAAGTATGAGCGTGCTTTGAAGGATGCTGGCAAATACAAACAGATGTATCTTGCTGCTCAATCCCGAATGAAAGGCATAGCTAATATGCTGAGGATGAAAGAAGAACTAATTTCTAAAATGAAAAATAATGGATAAATTTTTAGGTCAAGAAATCCCCGAAAAGGAAAGATGGCAGTTCCTACAGGACAATGCCGATGCAGTGGAAGAGATTGGCTATACACATCGGTTTACACCGGATGAATTAGCACAAAAGAAAGAATCTCTTGCTGAAACCTCAATCAAAATCAATGATATTGAGATAGAGAAAAAAGAAGCTATGGAAGCATTTAAGGCTGAATTAAAGCCTTTAAATGAAAAAAAACAGGAACTTCTTGAAAACATAAAGAAAGGCTCTGAATATGTTGAAAATGAAGAGTGTGTGAAGATTCTCTATCATGAAGAAAAAATGGCCGGGTATTACAACAAACTTGGTGAGCTGGTTTATTCCCGTCCTATCATGCCGCAGGAAATGCAAAGAACTATTTTTAATATTAATCGTAAAACAGGAACAGAATCATGAGCGAAAACAAAATCAACTTGGTTGTGCCGAAAGATTATAACGGCAAACCTATCGAAGTAGTGTTAAGAGAAGGTGAAGCACCCGTAGCACTTGACCCGAAAGAACCGGAAAGAGTGGTTATCAATGGAACGATAGATGCACCTCTCAGATGGTTGGAAAAACGTGTCGAACTGATTAATCAGAAATCGACCAATATCATTGTAAATCGTGATAAGATGGGGTTAGCATTAACTATTGATGAAACCAACTACTATCAGACTGAAATCAACGGTATTTTGCAGCCTTCAAAAGAAATGCAGGAGTTTGGTATCAACGTTGAAAAGAAATGGGAACCCATCAAGTTATCTAAGTTCATCAAAATGCACCGTGCTTTCTTTATTGACAAGTCACAGAATATGATGCTTGTATCTACTTTGAAGAATTTCAAAGCAAAGGTAAACCAAGACATTGAGCGCAGCAAGGAGGAAAACGGTAGCAAAGTTGACAACTACTCGCAGGTGGTTGATTCTAATTTGCCCAAGTCCTTCAAACTGAACATTCCTCTTTTTAAAGGTTTTTCTTGCGAAGAAATAGAGGTTGAGATTTACGCTGATGTAGACGGTAGAGATGTTTCCCTTTCTCTTGTGTCGGCTGGCGCAAATGAAGCCATTGAGGAATACAAGAATAAAGTCATTGACGAACAACTGGGTGTCATCAGACAGATTGCACCGGACATCGTAATCATCGAAGTATAACTTTGTTAATTTGCCTGTCCGGTCTGTGAAGATGGGGTGGGCGAAAATGGGGGTGCGCAGTGGAGTGCTTTTGACTTTCGAGAGGTGCACATGGTAGAAAGTACGGTACGTGAGATATAAGGAGTAATTAACCTTAGAAGTAGCGCAAAAGGATATAGTCCTTAATTGGGTGTTCGAATCGCTCCATCTCCAACATAAATGTGAGCCACACATAAATGGCATGGGTTAGTAAATAATGGTTGTGCCCCGGAGAATACGCTTCGGGGCTTTTAATTGTAACGTATGGAAAGTTGGCAAGAAGTGACAGATTTAAAAACGAGTATTGTACGGCACTTCCAAGAAGAGGTTGGTGCTTCGTATGACTTTAGAGATATTATAGACAATCTGGATGACGATGAGGTTCTGGATTCTATCATAAGTTGGGCGAAAAATAACGGAGTAAGAATTTTTAATGACAAGATATGCCATACTACATAAAACGAACAAAGGCCAAGAAGAAAGACAAGCCTTTACCCTTGTTTGATAAAGCAGGGGTAACAGTAAAGAAAAAGCCGGATTTGAAAGCTAAGCTCGACAAGGAGTTTTCCCTTTTTATCCGGCTTCGTGATGCAATGCCAAACGGGTATTTTAGATGTATCTCGTGCGGACAGATAAAGCCTTTTACACAAGCAGACTGCGGGCACTATTTCAGTCGTACACACCTGGCAACACGTTTCGATGAAAATAACTGCCATGCTGAGTGCCGTCACTGCAACAGGTTCAAAGCCGACCATTTGGAAGGCTATCGGGTGAATCTAATTGCTAAAATCGGTCAACAGAAGTTTGATTTGCTGAAAGTCAAAGTTGCCAGCACTTCCAAAATGACTGATTTTGAGTACGAACAGCTAATCAAGTATTACAAGGTCCTTAATAAGAAATTACGAAAGGAGAAAGGATTATGAGAACAATTAAATTTAGAGGTAAACGCATCAAGGACGGCAAATGGATATATGGAAATATTGCCAATTATTCTTCTAACTTTTGCTCGTTAAACATTAACAAACTTGTAATCTTTGAGAATATAGCAAGTTTTACAACAGATAACTTCGGATTTGTTGTAAATGATTGTGAAGTTGCCAACAACACAGTCGGGCAGTTTACAGGACTGATTGATAGGAACGGCAAAGAGATTTATGAAGGTGATATTGTACAACTAGACTATATTACAACGAGTGGAAAACACCGCATAGGACTTTCATTTGAGGTTAAATGGTGTACCCAAGAAGGATGCTGGGTCGGATGGGATGGCTTTGTAGAAAACACTCTTCAACAGACACGCAAAATGTTTGTAGTTAAAGGTAATATCCATGACAATCCCGAACTATTGAAAGGAGAAGCAGAATGACTTACCAACTACGTGATTACCAACAGAAAGCCTCTGATGCTGCTGTTTCTTTCTTCAACAACAAGGCGAAGAAAACAAATGCCATTATGGTGTTACCTACGGGCAGCGGAAAGTCGCTTATCATAGCGGATATAGCCGCAAGGCTTGACGGTCATACCTTGGTGTTCCAGCCCTCGAAGGAAATACTCGAACAGAATTTCAAGAAACTCTGTTCATACGGCATTCTTGATTGCAGTATCTATTCAGCATCCTTTAACTCAAAGGAGATAAGCCGGATAACATTTGCCACCATCGGCAGTGTGAAGAATCATCCCGAACTGTTTACCCACTTCAAGAACATCATTGTGGATGAATGTCATCTTGTAAACCCCAAAGAGGGAATGTACAAGGATTTTTTTGATGCAGTGAAGTGTAAGGTTCTTGGACTGACAGCAACGCCATACCGTTTAAGCTCCAGCCGTGATTTCGGCTCCATGCTGAAATTTATCACTCGGACAAAACCTCATGTCTTTTCAGAGGTCATTTATCATGTACAGGTATCAACCCTATTAGATATGGGCTACTTGGCGAAGTTGGATTACTATTCAATGAATCCTTCAGGGTGGAACGAACTCAATTTGAAGGTAAATACCACTGGTGCCGACTACACAGATAAGTCAGTCCAAAGAGAATATGAACGAATTGACTTCTACGGTTATCTCGTTCATATCGTCCAAAGGCTGATGAATCCCAAAGCAGGTGGTAAGAGAAAAGGCATTTTAGTATTTACCAAGTTCTTGAAAGAAGCCGAACAGCTTACGTGGTCCATTCCCGGATGCGCTATTGTTTCGGGTGATACTCCCAAATCTACTCGTGAAAGAATCCTTGCTGCGTTCAAATCTGGTGAAATCCCGGTCGTTGCCAATGTCGGAGTTCTGACTACTGGTTTTGATTATCCCGAGCTTGATACGGTTGTTATGGCCCGTCCTACGATGTCACTTGCTATGTGGTATCAGATAGTTGGTCGGGCTATTCGTCCACATCCTCAGAAAGAGGTTGGATGGATTGTAGATTTATGTGGAAACATCAAACGCTTCGGTGAAGTATCTGATTTAAGGCTTGTTGATGGAAGCAATGGCAAATGGGCCGTTTACTCCAAAGGTAGACAACTAACTAATGTGAGATTCTAATATGAAAAGTATAAAAGAAGTAATTAAGGACATTGAGCATATTCCAAAGTGTTCCCAAAGTGGAGAATATAATCTGTATTACCTAATAAAATGTTTGTATGGCACGAATAAGAACAATCAAACCTGAATTTTGGGAAGATGAAAAGATAGGTAAACTACCAATTCCATGCCGTCTTTTCTTTATTGGTTGTTGGAATTTTGCTGATGATTTCGGAGTTATCAAAGGTAATGCTGCATTACTCAAGTCTCAAATATTCCCTTACGATGAAAATTTACGAGTATCTGAAATAAAAAAGTGGATAGATGCCTTAGTGGATGCCCGGATGTTAGTACCTATTATTCACGCAGAAGAAAGCTACTACTTTATCCGCACATTCCGTAGTCATCAAGTCCTTGATAAGAGATACGATAAGTCTTATATCGGTAAGGGTATAGTAAAAGAATTGATTAGTAAGGCTTTAAATGATAATGATGTGAACACTACGTCAACACTACGTGATAACGACGTGAACACTACGGAGGAAAAGGAAGAGGAAAAGGAAGATAAGAAAGAATCTCCTAACGGAGATAAGAAAGAAGCCAAAGCTTCTTCATCCGCTTCTTCAAATCCTGATTTTCTAAAATTCAATGACTGGCTAAAACGGAACGCTCCTTATTGCAGCAATGCTAAAAACTTCTCTTCCCAAATCACGGAAGCGGAGTTTCTAAAACTCAAAGAGAAATATACGGGTAAACAGATTGCTGACATCATCGAGCAGATAGAGAATCGAAAGGATCTACGTAAACGATATACTAACCTTTACAGGACTGTATTAAACTGGGCAAAAAAAGAATATGGAAATTAATGTGCAACTACGAGATGAAGATTCTGAGAAGATTGTCTTAGGTACTATTATCACTGAACGCAATGCGCTTGAAGAAGTGAGGGAGTTATTATCCAAGGATTCTTTCTATAATCCATTCCATCTTCAGATATACGAAGCTATCCTTCAAGTGGCATCGTCTGGCAGTCGGCCTGATGTGGTAGCGGTCAAGAATAAACTTATTGCTAATGGGGTGAAGTTTGACCTTATGGAGTATATGCGAATTGCTTCTAACTGTACTTTTGATTTATACCAGTATGCAGCACGGCTGCACGATCTGGCGATAAGACGTAAATTTTGGGATATAGGACAGTATCTTGTATCAAACTCTTATTCAGAAGCAGAGGATATTCTCGATGTCTCTAATTCGGTGAGTAATGAACTTGCATCGCTTTTCAAATCAAGTAGCACTACTATTTCAACCATTAACGATGGACTTGAAAGTGTATATGGCATGATAAATGATAATCTTTTAGGGAATAGACAATTAACGGGTATTCCTACTGGATTTGAAAAAATTGATTCAAAGTCAGGCGGATTGCAAAAATCAGACTTGATAATTATTGCAGGGGAGACAAGCCAAGGTAAAACATCTTTTGCGGTGTCTATTATGCGAAATGCAGCGTCTTTGGGCGCTAAGATAGCTATGTATTCAATGGAGATGAAAAAGGAGCAAATAACGGCTCGTATTCTCTCTATGGAAAGTGGGGTTCCGGCTAATCAAATCATGTATTCACGTTTGACTGATTCACAGATACAAGCGATAGATGTTGGAGTAGGTAAAATGTCGGGAAAGGGAATATACTTTGATGATAGAAGCACTTCTAATATTGATACTATCATTTCATCTATCCGATATATGAAATTGAAGTTTGGAATAGACGGTGCTATTATCGATTATCTTCAGATCTTGAATGTGAATATGAAGGGAGCTAATAAAGAACAACAGATGGGGGATGTGGCTAGGCGATTAAAGAACTTAGCTAAAGAACTTGACATTTGGATTATAGCCCTTTCTCAGTTGAATAGGGATACAATGAATCCGGTTCCTACATTGGGGCGACTTCGTGACAGCGGACAAATAGCGGAAGCTGCCGATGTTGTCATTTTGATCTATCGGCCTGAGGTTAACAATAAATCCTATCCGAACGATTTTTCTAATGTAGATACCAAAGGGACGGCTATGATAGATATTGCTAAAGGACGAAATATTGGACTTCTACGGTTCATATGTGGGTTCAATGCCGCTACGACTTGCTTTTATAATCTTGATTATGTCCCATTATTAGGAGGCAAACAATCTGGTGTAGAGGATGATAATCCATTTTAGATATGGTAGTTACAATTTACTGGGAGAACAAGTCTACTCCTGTTATCCGTAAGAGAATCCGTGATCGATTTGGCATTCCTCACTATATATCTGTAAATGGTGAGACTCAGGCAGAAATAAGTGAAGAAAATATGTCGGATCTGATAGAGTTGGTTAAACGAGGCTTTATAAGCTTAAGAAATAAATAAATCATGTTAGTAGGAACAACAAATCTTAATACGACGCTCAACCTAACCTACGTGTTGACTGACGTCGTGGAAACGCTTCTATACGATTTGAGAAGTGAAATGGGAAAACAAGGCTATGAATTGCGTCATGATGCAAAACGCAACTTCAACACTGCGATTTCCGCCATCCGAAGGCTAAAACAGGATGTTGACAAGACGCAATTATCCACACAGGAAAACTTCGGAAATGACTCTGATTGTCTTCTTGCCTTCATTAAATTGTTAATAGATCGCTGCGGTGATGATGAGAAGAAGATGTTCGAGTTTTATAATTATATCAAACGGTTCCCGTCGCAACTCGGCTTGGAACTGTCTGATGAAAAGTGTGTGTTTGCGCATATTTTCGAGAATAAATAACCATCAAAACAATACAATATGGAGATATTTAATACTCTTCTAACACCTGAATATTGTCCACCTTTATTTATTCCGGAGGAATTAAATAATCGTCTGAGTTCCGCGAAATTTCAGGAAAATTATCTTTTACTGTTCCAGGTATATTCCCTTGTATAGCATATTCCTTGATTTTGATAGCAGGTTCTGTGTCGTTTTCATGGTCTTCTTTACGGTACAGGATGGGGATGGCTTCCGATTGATAAGGCTCTTGTTTATTTTCGACCGCATATCTTACTTCATACGCCTCTTCGAAAGGGGTAATTAAAAAGAACTGGATAGATGCAGAAGAAAAGTACAAGGGATTTTGTGTTATTTTACCGGGTAATACGGGGATAGTTTCTCCTTGTCTTATAGAAATGTAATTGTCTTTTTTGGGGGGGGATATGGTTATATCACAATGATATTGGCCAGTCTGTACGATGATACGGTAAATACTTATGGGATAAGAAAGGTTTTTAACTAATATCTTCATACCCCATATTTCATCATGTTTCAATATAATTTGGATTTTGGGATATATGGTATTCCCGGCTTGAATACGAGCTATTTCATATTGACGTGCAAACGTGTTCGCCATCTGAGACAAACTACCAATCTGTTTCTGTGTTCCTTTTTGGCTTTTTATCACATAAATAAAACTCCCTGCGGTCGCTAATGACCCAAGGGCTGTAATACAATTAATAATAATTTCAAAATTAGACATTGCAAAATATTCTAAATTATTTAGCAACAAATATATAAATGATATATGATATGACAAAATTCAACATCCATGCCTACAATGATATATCATAAATTTTAGTGTCAACAAAATTTTTATCATTGAGGAAGATTCAATGAATAAGTAAATT